CTAATTGATAACAATTATTACCTGATGGCATATTTGCAGGGCCTTGGCCTCCCCAGTCCGAATCCATATCGCCTTCATATCTAGGAATAACATAGCCTTCGCTACCATCAAGAATGTTTCCTGAGTCTTCGTTTGTTACTGTAACTGTGGTGGTATCTGTGGTTGTAGTGGTAGTTACCGTATGACCGTCAGCTTCATACTCTATAGATTCTGTTTCTGTTATTACAATTGTTTCTTCTACGCCAGGTGTACAAACACCAGAAGCAGTTACTGGACACTCAGCTCTAAGGGAAGAAGGCCACGATGCCAGAGTGCATAACCATAGCAGCAATAATAAATTTTGCCAGTTTTGACCCATCGCTTTCGACTCCTTGCTTTACTTTTATTTGATTTATTTCATCATTCCATTTTGCATAGATCACACTGCCCTCTGGAATCATATCCATGTTTTCTTTCCAACCAGTTTCAGCATCCTCACCAATAGAACCCATGTACGGACAAGGAGTGCCTGCCATAGTCATGCTGTCCCAAACACGAGGGTCTTGACACAATATTGACACAGATGCCACTTTCATGCCTGAAGCGTACAATGATCTTGCTAATTTTATTCTTTCACAGTTTTCATCAGTGACAGTAATACCCGAGCTAATACCTAGAATCTGTGTTTGCACAGCACCTGCTACCGCTGTCTTACAAACATCGGAATTGTTTACAACAACACTTGGTGAATTTGCAGTAGGTGGTGTGTTATTTGTTACTACTGTTGATGACACAGTGTTTGTTTCAGCAGTTGCAGATTTAATTATAGCAAACAAAATAATAAAAATAAGTAAAGACATTAAAAGATAATTTCTTAACATTTCCAACGTCTCCTTGCTTGTCTTAATCTTGAGTTAGGATCTTTAGCTGCTTTAGGAAATTTTTTCATTTGACCTGCACTTCTAGCACAGAAAGACTTTCTTCGCTTTGCGGCTTTTGATCCTGGTTTAACTTTTCCTGTTACAGCTGTTTTAAGTTTTGAACCTGGATTATCACGACGGTATTTAGCGACACCCGCTTTAGTCATTCCCGCCCCTTTTTTTGTGGGGCGGAAATACTTCTTCGTACGAGGTGGCTGTTTATCTCGTTTTCTAGCCATCTTACTCAGAATAAATTTTTTGGAACTCTGCGATAACAGTATACGTATTGCCTGAATCTGCTGCAGCAGGTACTACTAAATTAATATCATTCTCATTTGAATTAGAGCTTGTTTCTGGCGGTATGCCATTAAACTCTCTAAAATCAAAATGACCTGAATCAATCAAAGTTATAATAGGTACGTCTCCATCGCTATCTTCATAATCAAGACGAGCAAAAGAATCGCCACCATCACCGTTTGCACAAGACCACCATAATTGCTGTATGGATATTCTTGAAACGGATTGACCTAACTTGTTTGCAGCTAACGCCGATACGTCACCGAAAACGGTTGTGCTACCTGATCCATCAGATTGCACTACTATTTTCACATAAGCTTTGTTGTCGGTTTGTGTAAGGATTGTTGGTCCTGTAACTGTATCAGCCATCGTCTACTCCTATCTTTCAATTATAGCGCTTACGTAATCTACAGTTAATGATTTAGCTGCTGCCGCTCCCGCTTGTACAGCGATAGTTACAGTCAACTCCTCATCATCTGGTAAATTTGTATTTGCTACGCCAACTGGTGCTGCGTTATTGATTGAGTAATAAACTTTAGCTCTATCTGGATCAATAAAGAAAGTTGCAGTAATAAATGTATCATCTGCTACAGTTCCTACAGCTGCAGTTGCAGTTTCAGTAGAATCTTTTTCTACAACAAAGTCTAAGTTAGTGTCGCCATCATCTTTTTTAAAGAACACCCCATCAGTTACTCCATCAATCGCAGTTGTGTCTGTGATTGCTAAGCCTAATAGCATGTCAGATTCTGTTGCATCACTTAATTTAAATCTTGCAGAGAAGTAAGCTTTCTTACTTGTGCTTAATTTAAAAGCTTCGCCTTTAAGTTGTAACTCTTCTGAATCATTATCAGCATCGTTAGTTGTGATTAATAAAGCTCCTCCAGCCGAGCTGGTAGCTTGTATAACTTCACCTGAGTCTCCGCCACCGTCTGTTGATGTAATCGTCCAGTCAGTTGCAGTATACGTCATGAAGTCATTGAAATATCCATAGAATGTTTGATCTGATGGATATGGCATGAACAATGGTTGATTTTTTTTCTGCTCTGTAACGTCAGTGTTACCAGCCCATAAAATCATGTCCTGAAAATGTGGGTTAGCCATATTGCCTCCTTGGTTGTATAGCCCTCGTCATGCAGTCTCTATACACGTCTGCCTAGCCAGTGTGCACGACTAATTAATCTAGGATACTTGAAAGTAGTATAAATAAAAAAAGGCGCTCTTACAAGCGCCCTTTTTCCTTGGAAAGATCAAGAAGTTGTTTTTATGAACCTTGAGATCCGTATACACAACGTGGATCTGAGAAACCAAAGCTGTATCTTTCACGTGCTTTATATCTCATGTTTCCAGTGTCAAAGTCACCTTCCATACCAGTGGTTAGAGGTGCTCTTACAAAGTGTTTAAATCCATTAGTAGCATCAGTTTTTACAAAGTATGCATCAGTATCAGATAGATAATGGTTAATTGTATAACCATCTGGTAACATACCCATATTTCTGAGTGCGTTAATATCATTGTCAGATGTACCGACTCTGAGGGTAGAATTTAATATTCTATCAGCTACAAATTGAATGTTTACTGGGATAATTAATTTTCTTCCCTGCATTGCAATTTTTAGTCCTCTTTCATCGATAAAGCCTGCAATATCAATCATCGCTTGCTCTAATGAGGTTTCGTTCAAGTCAGCATCTGTGGAGTTTCTGTTTGAGAAAGTTCCACCTAAAGCAGTTGGGTGTGCTGTGTTTACTAATGAAACACCATCACCACCAGCAGTTGAGAACGCATTGTTTAATATGTTCGCTGCTTTTGTTTGCTTTGTGTACGCCATTGAACGTGCCAATGATCTAGTGTAACGAGCAGATAAAGTGTCGTATAAATTGTCTTCGACTGCTTCCTCAGTTAAACTGAATGCTAACGCAACAGTTTCATGAGAATATCTAGCTGTAAAAGATTCTTGTGCAGTATCAAACTGTACAGCTGAACCTTCTTGTTTTACAGCAGCTTCGCCGAAGCCAACTAACATTACTTCTTCTTCAAAAGCTCTGTCACTTGACTCTTGGTCAAATATTTCTGCATGCTCGTTCTCATAACGAGAATACTCCATTCCGAACAAGGCGTTAAGACCTGGTTCTAGTTCTTTCGCCAGTTGGGCTCTATTAATAGCCATATTACTCTCCTATACGCCTTATTACGAGCTACCAACCGTACCAGTATGTGAACCTAGTTCGTGGTTGTTAATCTTTACAACAAAGATTGAGTTGTTCGCTGTCGCGTCATTACTCGGTATGTCATAAAAATCAATCAACTTCACTTGTAGTGTCGCTGTGGTATTTTTGGAACTCGAATCAATTTCAACACCTGATATACCCGTAGTGGTGCTACCAGATCCGAAAACTAGATTACAGTTTTCATTTAAATTTGCAGCTACTAGATTGTTTGAATCTGAATCCTGCTGACAGATAAATAACTGATCAGGATCATCCGCTACAAATGCAATCGCATCTGAAGCAGCCGTTCCGTTAGGGAACGTATTGTTAAATCTAGGCTTTGATGTACTTGGGTCTGTATAAAAACATCCCATGAATACTCCTCTTATAGCGTCGCCAGCTGTTGCTACAACGACTGTTCCGTCGTTTGCTTGCTTAACTGGATCTCCAGTAAATATGCCACTTGCTCCGCTTGCAATAGAGTATTTAGTAGTACCTGTAGTTCCGCCTGGGGCAGAACCCAACTTTGCTATTGGTCTTAAACCAAAAGCTTGGTCTATGTTAGCCATAGTAGTCTCCTAAATTATTTTGGAGACAATGATCTTACTAATTAAGACTTCTTGCCACCAAAAGTTACTCTGCTCTGCCTATCTTGTGATATCGGCATCGCGGGGTGCTCGTCTTTGTGTAGATCTTCTTCAATGGCCTTTGTCTTATCGTTGGTAAGGTTACGGAAGTATTCATCCCTATCCTCTTTTACCTCAATAGGACATCTCATCAAAAGAAGTCCGCCCGTACCTATAACGCCTTTGTACTTTCCTTCCTCGATAGCTGGTAAATCCATTCTATCGGGATACTCATCTGCTCTCACAAGTTCATATCCACTTCGTAATCTACCGATGACATTTTTTTCATCCTGTTGACCACGATACTCGGATCGTACCCACCTGTGGTGAAAACCTTCTGGTGGTTCTGGTGCGTCAAGGTTTGATGGAGGAACCCATCCCCTCTTTCGAGTCACCTTTTCACGGGTTTCTTGTTTGCGTGTTAGATTTTTAATTCCTTTAGTAGTCATTTACGCCTCCTTCACGTGTTTTGCGTACTCTTCAA